GTGTAGGGGGTGAACCGTGCCAGGTCTTAATGCGGTTGGTGAGGGGGCGGTTGGGGCGGACAGTGTAGGGAGGGTAGCTAAGGTATCTGGTTCCGTCCAAGCCCAAAGCTCTACCCTTTCCGGGAACCTCTCTCGAAGGTACAGCTTGTCGGGGTCCGTAACCCCAGACAACTCCACCACAACAGGTGTCGTATCTTCTCTGTCCTCTATGTCGGGATTGGTTCAGCCGGGAAGTTCTACTGCTTCTGGCATACTATCCGTTATTGCTCTTGTTGTTGGATCTGTGTCTTCTGATAGATCAACCGCTATTGGATCATCCTCAGCAATAACATCTGCTGGCGGATCTGTTTCATCTTCTGCCTCTTCTGTTAGCGGCAGGATAGGATTCCCGATACTTGCAGTAACAGGATCTGTATCATCTTCCGATTCTTCTGTATCGGGTAATTCGACAGTTGTGCCGACACCAATTAGTGGTTCTGTTTCATCAGAACCATCTACCGTGTCAGGCGCCTCAAAATCCATACCATCTGTAGGAGGATCAGTTGTATCAAGCGCATCTAATATAACTGCATCATCTAGTACAAAAGCGGAAGTATCGGGATCAGTTTCAGCAGGATCAAGCACACAATCTGGGTCGACCAAATCTATAGGATCAATTTCCGGGCAAACTGCCGCTGACAAAAGTGCCGTTTCAGGAAAAACGACTCCGGTTTCTTCTTTATTTGGAAGTGTTTCTTCCGCCAGTTCGTCTATATCAACGAGCGTGTCTGTTATAGAGCTGGTTGCGGGAACTGTCCCTTCTTCCGACTCGTTGGTGTCGGGCTCGACAAAAACTGTTGTCTACGTATCAGGATCTACAGATGAAGTCGGATCAACAGTATCCGGTCAGATATTTGTAGAAAACATTATAAGTGGGTCGGTGGATGCACGAGCATCGACTGCATCTGGATCGATATCTAATATGGTTTTTGCTGGTGGTTCCGTATCATCCAACGCATCCACAATATCTGGCTCTGTTTCTGCAATAGCATTGCTGTCAGGAAGTGTATTAATCACCCGGTCTACTGTTTCGGCGTCATCCTCCTCTCTAACATCTATATCGGGATCTGTGTCTGCTGCCTCTATTGCTGTATCAGGAAGTATATCTGCCCGTGCTTCTATATCTGGCAGCATATCCGCATCCATCTCTCAAGTATCTTCTTCTGGTTTTTCTATGGTATCGATTGACGGATCAGTATCGGCGCAAAGATCCAGTATATCTATATCCGCCTCTGTTCTGGTGTCGATATCTGGCAGTGTATTTTCCAGAGAATCATCTGTTTCCGGTAGCGTGTCGTCACCAAAAGTCATCGCGGGACAAGTATCACCAAACAAATCTACCGTTTCTGGAGCGGCGACATCTATATCGTCACTGTCAGGATCTGTGTCTTCATCGTTAGTATCGATAACAGGAGATCTGTCCAATATCACTACTGCTGATGGGTCTATATCTGCATCTGTATCTACAGTATCAGGATCTATTGATTCTCTTATATTATTATCCGGCACAGTCTCGGCACAGGATTCAATAGTATTTGGAGTAGACAGCAATATATCTAAGGTGGTCGGATCAGTATCTAGCATGGATAGCTCTTCCAGTGGTGGCATTAACTCTATTGAATCTATATCTGGACCTGTACTGTCAGCCGATTCGGTTGTTGCAACATCTGCTTCATTACTGGTATCTACATCGGGCACCGTTGTTGCTGGCAATGCAGCGATATCAGGCTTTGTTAATCCACTGACCCATGCGGTTACTGGAACGGCAACATCTGATAATTCTACGGTCACATGCAGAGCCTCTGTTATATCTTCTATTAATGGTTCTGTCGAAACTGATCATGTTTCCGTTTCCGGCGGATCTAACTCTCCGATTTCTGTTTCGGGGTCTGTTCCGGCATCTGATGCAGCAATACAATCTGCGACTTCTGCCAGATTCTCTGTATTTGGGTCAGTTGACTCAGACCCAGTAACTATTTCAGGAGGATCATCTGCTCCGTCGAATATTTCTGGAGATATTAATCCAGATAAATCATCATCCACATCATCCGCATCGCTAACAAACTCATTATACGGATCGATATCTGTATCGAATTCTGATATAACAGGATTTACAATATCAGACCCGATATGTGATATCGAATCAGTGAGGGTAGAGGTCAAAGACCATCTATCAGGCTCTAGAAGTGAAGTGCAAGATGACATCTCTGCTGAGGTAAATATAAAATAAAATGACTGATCACCAGCTGGAAGATGTATCAGCAAAACTAGCAGACGTTCCCATATATGAGGATACTGAACTTATTATAGATTTCTATTTGGAGGATAGAGAGGGGAGGGTAGACCTATCTAATGATTCAGTGTCTTTTGCGGGAAAGAATTTGATCTCTGGGAATACAGTATTCGACGTCGATACAACCGATCAGGATGCATCCAACGGAAAGACGCGTGCCACAATAGATCCATCTGATATTACCGAGAACGGCACATACATATTTGAACTCAGGTGGGACAAAGGAGATACGGGGGATATCACAGATCGGATACAGTGGAAGCAGGAAGTCAAAGAGGTAGGATAAATTTAATCAGGCAGCAGTCCGTCCAGAGATGATTTGACGGATACGCTGTTCTCACCTGAAGTGTTCTGCTTCACCACACCAACACGGAACTCCCCTAGAACTTCAACCCGATCATCTTGAATAAGATCTTTGGCCTGTATGATGCCTGTCTCAGAATGCTCCATCACAACATCCAGGCCCGGCGATTCATTCTCTTCGTCCGGTGTAGGCGCATCAACCTTTATGACGTAGGTGTGAAAGTCTTCATCCCCATGGACCATAAAGATATTTCTTTGGACTAGTTGTCTGCGCACTTCTGCCACTTCCTCTGAATTATCAATATGCTCTACCATATCTGATTCAGGGAAGTGATTCTTTAGAACATCAAACGCCCATGAATTCTTTTGTTGATGCGGGTCACTAGTAATAGTATGTTTTACACTGTCTTTTGCCTGTTCCATTATACGTTATTTTTAATATATTCTATCGCTTCATCAAACGAATCTACCACTTTGTCGGAGTGATAATTAAGCCATGGAGATAAGTGGGTCACATCACCATCGAAGACAATAACCACATCCACCGAATGTTGTTTTCCATATATCATCTCCATGGGTGTTCCGGCTGTCTCGACCCCCTTCTCCCAGTTCACCATCATAGCTTCACAGTTACGGATCTCCCGAAGGTCTGACTCTACTATCTCCTCCTGATACTCGTGAACCACCTCTTTCTCATCTCGGATCTCGGTCTTGAACCGGCCATCTGGCAGGCGCATGTATAGGGGATTGAAGGGATTCAGTTCTTCGCTGTCCTTACACTTCTCCTCCACGACCTCCCTCCATGTCTTCAGACCCGTTTCTTCTTTGTGCTGTATCGGCCCGGCCAGATATATCCTAGTAGCATCAATCATATCATCCACTTGATGGCTGCTTCTGCAAGCATGGTTAGAAAGTATCCAGTTCCCAAAAATCCGATAGCAGCAAATCCCAGAATAGTATATCCAACCCAATTTAACTGAGGTTCCGGTTGAGTTGGAGGTGTATATTCTTCGGCCTCAGTTGCAAATCCTTTTGCCTCTTGCTTTTGATTTTCCATAATCCTATAGTACCTCTTTCAGTTTAGATTCCAGGTTATCAATCACGATATCCTTCGAATTCTGGTCTGTTACATTACCATACAGCACTTCCAGTGCCTGTTCAAGCACCTCTTTGCGCACCAGAACATATTCAGAGCTTGGTGGTGTGGATAATATTCTAATCCCCTTCCCACTTTCAGATTCTATATAACCCTTCTCCTCTAACTTCTCCAGATGTTTGCTTACCGTGGGAGAAGCCAGATCCAACCGATCCGCCAACTCTCTAATAAGAGGAGATCTATGATTTTGATGAACAAATGCTATTATGTGTTGCAAAACATCTTTTTGCCTATCCGTTAATCCGCCCTTCCTAATCATTATATTTAATCAGTAACATGAAATTGATCAGCCTCATCGGAGCGAACGAAAGTGAGAACGACGAGGAGGGTATCATTCTCAATGCCATATTGTTCGAAGTGTTCATCTATCTTTTTTGGTTTCGTATATCCAGTCGCCTCAACCAACAACTGATAGTCCACCGTCAAAAGACGTTTTGAATGTGCTCCTACTAAATAGGCATTGAAGGCTCCGTCGCCCTCCCCGTCACTCTCAGCAAGCGAATACTCTTCATCAATTGCATCTTTAAACTTGGCCTTGTGTCCCTGTTGTAATTTGCGAATAATAGAGAACACCGTATCGCTCGGATCGGTCACCAAGTCATTATTGTAAACAATACTATTCATATATCCCTTTTCCAATAACTTTCTATATCTACACTTATTTTACAGACTAACAGGATACAATTAAACTATTACCATATAGTATTACTATCTCTAGCCTCTTCTATGGCTTGGCTCCATGAGCCGAACCGCTTAATAAGTGTTTGCCCATGCGGTGGCGCAAACTTTGAATTCCACTCCTCATACTTTATATGATCTGCATCCATTTTGTTTAAAGCATTATTAATCATTTGAATGAGATCTTGTTTGGAGTATGATCTAAGCTTTGAGTTATACCTACCACCAGCATTGTACTTTGTGACAATTTTATGAACGTATTGTCTTGTTGATCCAATCATGTTTCCGATCTCCCTCATGGTCCATCCTTTCTGTAAATATAGCATTAAAATATACCCATGGACCATATTCTCTTCCCACGCTTTATCTATTTTGTTTTGCACAGCTAATAACAACGAAACAAACCAAATATTAAGCCTGCAACGAGGTTTTATTATCGCATACAATGAAGGCGAATTCCAACATATCCATCCTCTGGTTCTATATCTTATAAGCGTAGGCTACGGAATATAGTGAATCTATCCGGCAAAGACGTTCAGGACATTGTGAGCGAAGAGGAGTGCTTCCAAATCGCTCAAGAATCTCTTATTGGGTGTACTCAGGTATTGAAGCCTGATTATCAGCCGGGCCAATTTCATGTTGAATTGGCTGAGAACCTGCAAAAAGTGGAGTCTGGGGAGTTGGATAGGCTTGCGATTTCCGCCCCCCCCGGTCACGGGAAAAGTCTTTTGTGCTCTGTAATGTTCCCAATATGGTGTTTAGGCCGAGATCCAACCCGAAGGATCATACAAGCTTCTTATTCTTCCGACTTATCGGAAGATTTCTCTATGAAGGCAAGGGATAGAGTATGGAATGATGAGGTATTTCAGGAAGTATTCCCGAATTGTAAGATTGATCCGGGCAAGCGAGGCAAGTCTCAATGGTCTTTGACTGAGGGGGGATACTATCTTGCTACTGGCACTGGAGGTAGCTGTACTGGGAAGCGGGCTGAGATCCTTTTGATTGATGACCCACACAAAGATTGGGAAAAGTCCCACTCCCCAAGAGAGAAGGAAAAGGTTTGGAATTGGTTCCAATCAACCGCCAGCTCTCGACTCACAAAAGACGGCAAGATTGTAATTATACAAACCAGATGGGCCGAAGATGACTTGGTGGGACGGATTAAAGATACTAACCCACAGGACTGGAAGTTCATTAATTATCCTGCCATTCGCAGTACGGAGGATGGAAACGAGGCGCTATGCCCAAAGCTTTTCCCGTTGGAGAACCTTAAAAAGAAGAAGAAGAATACAAGCCTGAGAATATGGCTTTCCTTATATCAAGGCAGGCCAGTAAAGGCTGAAGGGGAGGAGATGGACATGGACATGTTTAACAAGGTTGAAGAGTCCAAAGTGCCTGATAACTGCAAGTGGGTTAGAGGATGGGACCTTGCATTTACAAAGGGCAGAAACTCTTCTAGAACTGCTTCCGTGAAGTTGGGCCTGGATAAAGAAACGGGGCAGTTCTACTTAAAAGATTATCTAAGAGGCAAATGGAAATGGAAGGACGTGAAAGAACTGGTCACTGATACAGCCAAGCATGAGGGCTGTATCGTGGCCATCGGGGTCGGCGGGACACAGATCAAGGAATTCGAAGAGATACAGGAAGACCTTCGCGGAGAGATCCCGACATCTGCTGTAAAGAAAGTCACCGAGCGCGGAAACAAAGAGGCGCGTATCCGAAATTGGGCAAGCAAAGTAGAAACTGGAAAGTTTAATTTGGTAAATGATGGATCAAACTGGGAGAACTTTTTATATGAGGCGCACCACTTCCCTGATGGAAAGTATGATGATTCATTAGATGCAGTGTCAGATGCGTATACTGAACTAACAAGTCAAAATGGATCTAGAGCAATTGGAGCTTCAACACCAACACAAATTCCGAAGACTAACCGATGGCAGACAATGTAAATAAGGACCACGACGATAACACTGATCAGGACAGAGATGGACAAGTTCCCGTTAATCTCAATGAATTAGGCCGTACTGGTCTGTCTAGATTCGCGGGGGAGGTCAGGGAAGACGAGATCAGGAAACTTCGTGGCGAGAAGAGTATAGATCAGTTTAAAGAAATGAGAGATAACGACGCGATGGTTGGATCGTTATTGTTTGTCATCAAGAATTTAATCCGTCAGGCAGATTGGGAAATTGTAAATGGGGAGCCCGAAGATCGGAAATTCTTGAGGCAGAATTTGAATGATATGGAGCACACATGGAGTGAAACACTTTCATCTATTCTCTCCTTTTTACCATTCGGCTTCTCAGTATTCGAGATGGTTTGGAAGAAGCGGGATGGTGATTCTGCTGATCCATCCGAACCGGACAGCAAATTTACAGATGGATTAATCGGATGGGATAAACTGGCCCCACGTGGACAGGAGACAATCGAATGGATTCATGATGACAGTGGTAATTTAATTAAAGTAAGGCAGGACCTAACTGGATTAACTCACCGTGGTTCTTCACACAGCAAGATTGAACTTCCGCTAAACAAAGTCCTGATCTTCCGCACAGAAATGGGAAAGAATAACCCAACTGGAAGATCTATTCTTAGGTCTGCATGGAGGTCATGGTATTTCAAGAAGCATATTGAAGAGTTGGAGGGGATAGGCGTAGAGCGTGATCTTGCCGGACTGCCAGTTGCATGGGTGCCGGAAAACATTGCCAACCCGGACACGGACGAAGAGAAGAAACTGAAGGAGCAATGGGAGAGTATGGTTGTCAATGTAAGAAACGATGAGCAAATGGGTATGGTTATGCCACTTGCTTATGAAGATGGAGAAAAGAGATATGACTTTGAACTGATCAGCTCAGGCGGAGACCCCAAAATTGACACAAGTGAAGTAATAGACAGATACGACACAAGAATACTACAATCGGTTATGGCCGACTTCATCATGCTCGGCACGGACGCTCGTGGCTCGTTTGCTCTTTCCAAGAGTAAGACAGAACTGTTCTCCCTTGCCATTAGCACATATCTGGATACTATTGAACAGGTTATGAATCAGAAGGCTATACCAAAACTGTTCAAGGTAAATGGAATGTCAGACAGAGAGCTGCCCGAGATGCAGCACGGAAAGATTAAGCCACACTCCATAGACGAGATAGCCAACTTCGTATCCAAGCTATCCGCATCCGGCGCACAAGTGTTCCCCAACCAGAGCCTTCAGGATAAGCTACTCAATATGGCCGGAATCAATGTCGAGGAGGATGGTGAACAACCTCTCGATCCCAGTGATATTGAGCCGGTAGATACAGACCCATCCGATGGTGGTTCTGATAGCCCGGACGAGACACAAACAAATATGGATAAACAGTTGCGAGATAAAGTTTTGAGCAGTATTTTGCCTGACTTTTCTAGCACCACACCCACAGGTTCAAACGAAGAATAAACTGCTATGGCAGTACACGAACCACAATTCAGCGACAGGATGATGGATGATTTCAGTGGCCCGAATCTAGAAGATTGGCCGGAGGGGTCAGATATGTCCGATGTGGATGATCACTTTATCGGATCTCGCACTGGCTTCCCGCCAGATAATTTCTCAGATCTGGCGTGGCCCGTTGTATCTCCTGATGGCCAGTTGAGTGCAGATCGTTTGGAAAGTGCTAATCAATTTATACGTGCTACGGATGGGTTCTCGTCCGAAGAAATGGACCGAGCAAAAGAGATCGTCCGGTCACTCGCGCGTAACAACTTTGACCCAGACGATATAAATTTTATAGAAGAAGATAAAAGTGTGAAGGAGCGGGCAAAAGAGTATGCGTATCAAATGATTCAAGGGGTGGTTACGAGCAGTGCCGGGCATGGTCACGTGGCCAAACGGCCATCAGAGATGGGGGAGGACGGTCAACAGCAAGCTCAGGAGCTCTGGACGCGTAGATGGCACGACCTCCTCCCCCTTTCTGATGGTTCTGATGATTATGTATATCATCGCCACTACATGGGCATTAAAGCCTCGGATCTTGATATACCAGAAGATCGGGCAAGGCGAGCAGATGAGCTGGCCGAGAAGAGAAACAGTGCTGGATTGAGCACACAGGAAGAGGAAGAATTTGAAGAGTTAAGCCAGCTTGTTCGCAATAACATGCCCGAAGACCCAGATGCATTACTTGAATCTGATGTTGCTGTACATGAAGACTTCCGATTCGGATTCAGTGATGGATTGCACGGGTGGACGGTTCTGCGTAGTGATAGTGAAATATCAGCCGGAAGCACTATACAAAATCAAGAGAATGCCAACACCTTCCGGGCGCAACCTAAAACGGTACAAACAAGGGATATATTAAATGTTGGTTTGGATTCGCCACTTACGATTGGGCCTGATAATGAAGGTGCATTCCCCCAATCTTGGGGAGCAATCTATGCATTGAATAAAGGGGAATACACTATCGGCACATTCCACAAACACTTTTCGGAGTATATGATTGATTCGGATGAAATAGGGGACCTTTCTGGTCGGTATACCTTCATCTCTGTACCTTTAGGCGGGCAGAGAGCTTGGAATCTAGATAGGCAACAAAACAATGAGCCGTTTGCCGAGCGAAATACATTGGCTCGTGTTATTGAAGATCGAAAGGAATCAGGGGATGATTTCCTGATGTGGAACAACCCCTCCGAGCCCTCCGATGAACCACAACTGATTGAACTTGCTAATGTAGACGATGCTGAAGCAGAGGCGGAACGAATACAGTCCGCCACCCATGAAGATGAGATGTCTGAGGACAAACAAAAAATAGCACAAAGGCTTTTTGATCATGATAGTTCAGATGTGGATGATCTTGCTGATGTGCAGTTCATTCTTCGTGGACATGATGGATCTGATGGGGGAGGTGAGAAAACGGAATCCGAAAGCATACAGAAGATCGACCGAATCGTAAAGGCTGATGATGAGCGACAAATATTGTATGCCATCGCTCTCGAACCCAATGAAGTAGACACTGATGGAGACTTTGTATCTGAGGAAGAAATATTTCAGGCATCCAGCGAATATTTGTCTGAATCAAGAGTCATCGGACTTCAACACCAAGAGCAAGCAGATGCTGAACTACACGGATCATTGATCATACCTGAAGAGTGGGCAAACAAAATTGATGGAATCAAAGCGAATACATGGGTCGTGGCTATCAAGGTTCATGACAGCATGATATGGGAAGGATTAAAGGAAGGTGAGTTTAAAGGAGTGTCAATCGGCGGGTTCGCAGTCTAAAACACTAAACACGTACTAAATATTTTAATATATTATTCCTATTACTTGTTTAAGTGCTTTAACATATCAATGAATGAGATTGTTAAAAGATATAAACAGTAATAGGGACGGACATAACAGATGGGCGAACTACAAGATTTAGAAGTCGTCGAGATATCAATCGTAGATCGACCGGCGAACAAAAGAGATCCGCTTTTCTTTAAGTCAGACGCAACCAAAACGGACATGGAAAACGAACTAGACGAATCAAATTTTGAGAAGACGGATAAGTTTGACGACTTGCTTGAACAGAAGGATTTTGATGAGAGGCAGGAACTGAAACTGAGGGCGACTCTTCGTGCGCTAGAATCATTGCAGAAGGATTTGTCCGATGGAGACTACGAAGATGTTACCAAGTCAATATTTGGCAATGGTATTTCTAAGTCATCCGATGAGACTATAACTGCTTCTGAAATCGCCGAATCACTTTCAGAGTCGGCAGCCGATGAACTTTCAGAGAAAATAGAAGAATTGCAATCGAAGAAGGCAGATGGCGATACCGATGAAGAGAAGGAAGGGGTTGATAAACAAAGCCAGTTAGGCGAGTGGATTTTGTCCAACCTCGGTGAAGATCAGGACCAGAATGATTTAGAGGAAGCCGTTGATCGATCGCCCTCCACAATCGATTCTATCATACGTGGAGAAATTACGCCTTCGGGAGAGGTTCTGCGGGGCATAGCAGACTTTTTTGATGTTAGTGTAGAGACTATCGTTAATCAACTTCCATCAGGTGAACAAGAAACAGCAATGGATAGACTAGAAGAAGAGAATTCAGAGGAGAAATCCGAAGAAACAAAAGAGGAAGAAGAAGATCAACAGGAGAAAGATAAGTCAGAGGGGGAACCTCAAGGGTCTACCGACGAGCAGGAAAAATCAGAAGAAGATGAAGGAGAAGACATTGAGAAAGATGAAGATCAGGATGAAGGTGACTCTCTAGGCGACCTTGATCTGGGTGATCTCGAAGATCTTAGCAAAGATGATGACAAGTTTCAGGAGCTTCCAGATGCAGTGCAGGAGAAGATTGAAAGTATTTGGAAGTCCCAGAAACAGAAACGACAAGAAATTGAAAAGGAGAAAGAGCAGCTACAAGAAGAGCTTGAGGAGAAGCGCAAAGAAGTTGAGAAGCAACAGAAGAAGCAGGCAATCCGAAAGGAAGAGGAGAGAGCTGAAGAGCGATTTCCGAAATTAAAAGGAGAGTCTGAAGATATTGCTCCTCTTATGTACGAGCTCAAGCAGTTTGATGAAGACCTCTATGAAAAGGTTGATGATCGACTGAAGGCTGCTAATGATCAGGTCGAGGAGTCTGGTTTCTATGATGAAGCCGGAACATCCGAAACTCCTGACAATCCTGATGATCCTCAAGAAGCACTGAAGCAGAAAGCAGAAGAGCTTCAGAAATCTTCTGAAGAGGATCTGACTTACGAACAGGCTTTTAGAGAAGCGGTTACGAATAACCCAGAACTTTATAACGAATACACAAAACAACGAGGATAAATCATGGCAACAAAAGTAAACCACTTTGCACTTAGCTGGGATGCAGCAAGCGATCTGT